TGGCATCTTCAGTTTGATGATCTTATTGTGCTTAAGAATAACCAAGGAACAGAAGAAACCCGAGTCCGTCATATGGATTATGGGGTTGTGCTTAGTGCCTTCTTCTGGAGAAGATTTAAGAACAAAGAAAACATAACTTTCTTTGATCCCAATCAAGTGCCTGAACTGTACGAAGCATTTTATGCCAATACTGAACGTTTTGAAAAACTTTATGTGGAATACGAAAAACGGAAAGACTTGCGCACAAAAACAATGAGTGCCGAAGAAGTATTCAAGTCGGGCATTCTTAAAGAGCGAACAGACACTGGTCGTATCTATCTAGTATTCATTGACAATGTCATGAACCAAGGTCCGTTTGACACTGAATATCATACCATTTACCAGAGTAATCTTTGCTGTGAAATCTTACTTCCTACAAAATCTTTTAAACGCCTGGACGACGCCGAAGGCCGAATCGCTTTATGTACTCTTGGATCGATCAACTGGGGTGCGTTTCGCAATCCTGAAGACATGCGTCGTGCTTGCAGAATTCTGCAACGCAGTCTCTGTAACATTCTCGACTACCAAGACTTCCTGTCGATCCAGAGTCAGTTATCAAATGACGAAATTCAGCCGCTTGGTATCGGCATTACTAACCTTGCTTACTGGCATGCCAAGCGAGGACTGCAATATGGTAACAAAGACGCTCTTGGAGAGGTCAAATCTTGGATGGAACACCAGGCCTTCTATCTTACCGAAGCAACAGTTGAACTTGCTAAAGAAAGAGGCCGTTGCAAAGATTCTGACCGCACCTGGTACGGTCGTGGTATTTTTCCTTGGGAACGCCGTGCCAAAGGCGTAAATGAATTAACGGACTTCTCTCCTGAACTAAACTGGGAAGGCCTACGTGCCGAAATGAGATCATATGGTGTTCGTAATGCTACCTTGATGGCTATTGCACCTGTTGAAAGTTCTAGTGTAGTAATCAATTCAACCAATGGCATTGAAATGCCTATGTCACTTATTTCAGTTAAGGAAAGCAAAGCAGGTTCCCTTACACAAGTTGTCCCTGAGTATCATAAACTCAAGAACAAGTATCAAATGATGTGGGCGCAGAAAGACTGTGATGGTTATTTAAAAACAGCGGCTGTATTAGCGGCCTACGTTGATCAGAGTATCAGTACTAACACATTCTATAATCCAGCACACTTTGCTGATCGTAAAGTTCCCACAACATTGATTGCTCGGAACTTGATGCAAGCACACCACTGGGGATTGAAAACATTCTACTACAGCCTGATCAACAAAGCAGGATCAAAACAAACTGCCGAAGCGGCACCTCTTGAGGTCATTGACTTTGATCTTGAGGAAGACTGCGAAGCCTGCAAGTTATGAACAGTTTAGAAAAGATCTGGGCCCGGGCCACCGGGCACTTGATGGGCGAGAGTGACCATGATCGCCCGGATGTACCTATACTGACCTTGCGAGAAGCCCGAATAGCACTATTTTTCAAAACGTTCTGGGTTATAATACATGTTATAACTTGTGGCTTTATCATAGCCAACACAATTAGACACTGGAACAATTAAATTCAATGAATTCAAAAACTTTTTGTTTAGCCCCTTGGGTTAGTACCTGTGTATTACCAACTGGAAAATTGGCACCCTGTTGCCAATGGACAGGAATGTCGGACATTAATTTTCAAGAGTTTGATTCTTGGATAAATTCAGATTATCTCCAAAATATTAGAAAACGCATGTATGAAGGAGAACAAATTTCAGAGTGTAACAAGTGCTGGAAGGATGAAAGTGTTGGCAAACAAAGTTTAAGAGAGATTTATAATCGTGAGTTTTCTAAATTTTCGATTCGAGACAGTATTAATAAAACTTGGCAAGTAAAAGACAGTGTATGTGCCTTGGATCTTAAACTTGGAAATTTGTGCAATTTAAAATGTGTCATGTGTAACCCATTTTCAAGTAGCCAATTATTAACTGAATACAAAACACATTCAGAACAATTTGACAATTTAAAAACTTATTCAATAGAGTTCTTAGAGGAAGATTTTTCATGGCCGCTGACGGAGGCTTTTAAGATGTTTCTAAGTAAGTTTCAAAATCAAATTAAATGGATTAAATTTACTGGCGGCGAACCAACAATCATTCCGCATGTGTTGGATGTACTAGATAATATAAATTGTGCCTCAGAGACAACAGTAAGTTTTACTACCAATGCTACAAAACTTGACCAAAAATTTATCGACAAAATTAAAAAATTTAATACAGTCTGGTTAAGTGTCAGTCTTGAAGGAATAGAAGAACATAACGATCAGATTAGATTTTTATCCAACTGGAATGAAGTAGAAAAAAATATCTTGAGAGTTTGTAATTTACCAAACGTATATTTTAATATTAATTATGTTTTGCAATGCTTTAGTGTGTCTACTTTTATACCTCTATTAAAGTGGTGTGAAAAACATCAAATTACACTATGTATTCTAAAATTATCAAACCCGGACTATTTGAGTATAGACGGAGTAGACATAAATATCATAAACAAATTTGCAGATAGTCTTAGCGAATTAAATTTAACTAAAAATCAAAATGTAATATTGCAAGTGCTGGGCCACCTGCAAACACACAAATACAGTAAAGACCTTGCCCGACAACGGCATGAATATTTACAACTAATAGATTCTATTAGATCAACAAAAACAGATCAAATTATTCAGGAAATGACATGAGTCAAGCACAATACAATTTAAAAACAAAAACAGATTATCTCAGTCGCAAGATGTTCTTGGATCCAGCAGGGCCTGTGACCGTACAACGATTTGAAGAAGTCAAATATAACAAACTGGTCAAGTACGAACAAGAAGCACGTGGTTTCTTTTGGGTGCCAGAGGAAATATCTTTGACCAAAGACGCACAAGACTTCAAAGACGCCAGTGACACTGTCAAGCATATCTTTACATCAAACTTGCTACGTCAAACAGCACTAGACAGTTTGCAAGGTCGTGGTCCTAGTCAAATTTTTACGCCGGTAGTGTCAATCCCAGAACTAGAAGCACTAGTATACAACTGGACATTCTTTGAAACAAACATTCACTCACGCAGTTATAGTCATATCATTCGCAACATCTACAACGTGCCCAAGGATGTGTTCAACACAATTCATGATACACAAGAGATTGTGGACATGGCATCAAGTGTTGGCAACTACTACGACCGACTACACATGATCAACTGTCGCAAAGAACTGTTAGAAGAATTTCCTGAGCGTGAACATATCAAAGCCGTCTGGTTGGCACTCAATGCCAGTTATGCGTTAGAAGCATTCCGCTTTATGGTATCATTTGCCACAAGCCTAGCCATGGTAGAGAACAAGATCTTTATCGGCAACGGCAACATTATTCAGTTGATCCTGCAAGATGAAATGCTACACAAAGAGTGGACAGCATGGTTGATCAATCAAGTGATCAAAGAGGATGCACGTTTTGCCGCTGTCAAAACTGAATGTGAAGCAGAAGTATACCAAATGTATCTAGATGTTATTCGTGAAGAAAAAGCCTGGGCTGACTACTTGTTTAACAAAGGTCCGGTGATTGGTCTTAATGCAAACATTCTTAAAGACTTTGTGGACTTCACAGCATTCAATGCACTCAAAGAAATTGGCATCAAGTACACAGAAGATCATCCACGTTCAACACCCATTCCTTGGTTTACCAAGCACGTGGACACCAGCAAGAAACAAACTGCACTGCAAGAGAACGAATCAACTAACTATGTTATTGGAGTCATGAGTGACAGCATTGATTACGACGAATTACCAGAATTATAACAAGGAAAATAAAAATGAAAGCAATTGTATGGTCAAAAGACCAGTGCCCTTATTGCACTCAAGCAAAGGCATTGTTAGAAAGCCGAGGTATCGAGTATGAAGAACGCAATATCAATAACGGTTGGGACAAAGAAGATTTACTGGCGGCAGTACCAACGGCTAGAACATTACCACAAATTTTCCTAGATGAAGAATTAGTGGGCGGATTCACAGAACTTAGACAAAGGTTAACACATGCTACTTGAAATTGACAAAGGACTCGCCGAAGGCGACGTGGTTACACTCAAACTCACATCAGGTGAGGAGATTGTGGCACGATTGGACAAAGAGACTGACACACACTACAGACTAACCAAGCCCATGGTGATTGCCATGGGACCGAACGGTCCAGGGTTGTTGCCTTACTTGTTTACAGTGAGTCCGGACAAGACTATTGGCCTATCCAAAGGTACCGTGACTGTGGCTGTGACTTCGGACAAACAGTTTGCAAGTCAATACATGCAGAGCACAACCAACATACAAATGGTTTAACGCACCAGATTTCTACTTCCATAAATAATCAATGGGACATCGCTTTGTAATCATGCACAACGAACAGTTGTCGGAATACACCGAGTACGAGCAAATTCCCAGTGAATTTGATCACGTGATAGAGTTTGCTCCTGAAATCCCGCCAGGACCGCACACTGATCAAGATCATGAAGAAATTGATCAGTGGCAGACTAAATTTGAAAGATTAATGGAAATAGAATATGCCAGCAGCCGCAAGAAAGAGTGATAAGTGTGTGCCACATTGCTCGCCTTTTACCGTGGCAAAGGGCAGTGCCGATGTGTTTACTGATGGCAAAGCGGCATCTCGCGTGGGCGACACAGTTACCTCTCACAAAACACCCGGTGGCGGTGCGGCAGCGGGACAAGCAGCCAGCATAGGAGCAAAGTTTGCTCCACCTCCTTACAGTTTTGCTTTGATGGCCGTGGGCTTTGTGATGAAAAAATGTACTGACCATGCGCCGGCAATTGCCACAGGTTCCAGTAGTGTTTTTATAAATGGCAAGCCAGCCGCCTTTGTTGGTAGTAGTATAACTGGATGTACCAGTGTGTCTGCTGGCAGTCAAACTGTGTTTATTGGTAGATAACGTGCCTTCAATTTTGACCCCATTACAAATGATCGCGGGTGCCACACTCAGCAACAATCAAGGTGTGGCCATTGCTACCAATTTTACCAACGCCATCTCTTCTTATACCGGCACCACGTTACTTGCACCATTGTTTGTGGCCTTGGGCAACAGCGCCAATGCCAACTTGAGCGTGACTACTCTCAACAGTCTTGAGGTCATGGCCGCCAACAGTTGTCCTGCATTGGCAGACAGCACACCTGTATCATATGCCAGCAACATAGGCAACATACTAGGTCCACGAATACAAACAACATTCACCACAAACTATACCACATTCAGCGGAAATATTAACGGTAATGTATTGACTGTGACCAGTACGCCGGCACCAAATCTCATATACGTGGGATTACAAATAGGTGCTGTGGGGACCAGTGCCAACACTTTTATCACAGCCGACATCAGCGGTGGTGGCGGCGCAGGCGATTATGAAATAACTCCTGACCAAGATGTTCCTGATACCACAATAGCCGCCAATCCATCATATGCCTCTTATGGCAATAGTATTGCAGGATTTACTGGAGTCATAACTGACATTGGTAATACCTATCTTGGTCAAGGCAATACTACAGTTTTTGCACAGGTGTTTTCAGCCGCACAAGGTTACATAAATCAAAACAATGATTTTATCAACACTGCCTACAACAGTCAAACCTATCTAGGCAGTACGTTTACTTCCATGAACAGTTTGATAACTGGTAACTTGACCGATGTCAACCTGGCCTTGCCTTCTTTTGGTAGTGATCTAGCAAGACTTGGATATTTGATTGATCTAGCCAACCTGGGCAACTTTGGATTACCTAGTACTGTGTTCCGGCAGTTGGCCACAGTGACCAACCTAACTCCCAGAATCACCATAGCACTCAAACAGGTGGGATTCACTACCATACAAATTGAACGCATTACTGACCCTGACGCCACACTGACTGATACTGAAGAAGCCAAACTATATCGAGCCATGTTGTTGGTAACTGATGTGGCACTACAACAGGTATGTGACATTCTCAGAATCACTTTGCCAGTGGCAGGTGTGAACACAACTCAACCACAGAATCCTGGACTGACCTCCATGGCCGACTTGTTGAATCCTGTAAAAATCTTTCCTACCAGTTATGCCAGCCTCACAGTGAGAACTTACAATCAAAATACCACCAGTGAGTTGCGAGCCATCTATCTAGATGCAACTGGTAATGTCAACAGCAATTTGTTACAGTACCTGCCAAGGTATGTATTAACGGTGGTGCCAGCATGATTACCTATGAACGATTGAGCAAAATTATACCTGCTGACCAAGCCTTGGCCTGCAAGGCTGTAAGTGTGAGCCTGCAACAAATAAAAAATGTCAGCACACTGTCATCGCCGCAGTTGGCTGTGGCCTTTGTGGCCACTGTGACCACCAAGGATCTTGATCAAATCAATGCACTCACAGTGGCAGTACCAGCCAACGTGGCTGCCTACTATACTGACACCTACGCCACAGGCACCGGCACAGGTAACACCTTGGTACTGACAGACTTGCTGGGTGCCGCTGTGGGTATAACCTATATAGATCAATTGAACAATGTGGTGACCACACTGAACTCAGTTGGTAACGTGGGCGGCTTATCTAATCTAACAACCATTTACACCAGAATGGAAAACACAGTAAACGGTGTTTATGGCAATGCTGTGTCGGGTCCGGTTACCATCCCTGCAGGTTATGCCGCGGGTACCTATGCCAATGCAGATGTGGCATTTAGTACAGCACTGATTCCCAATGCTGTGGTTGAAATTGGCAATGTTGTCACAGCATACCCAACCGAAACCACATCAATGAATACAGAGTTTGATACCATGGCACAAAAGGTTCTAACTGAAAGCAACAACTTGACCTTGGCCACTATAAACATAGCCGAACTAACCACTACTGATCGTGGTCCGGTCATGAGTTTTGTTGAAAGCCTGCCCACATATGGCGTCAACCGAGAGCAAAATGGGCCCACCTGGTTCCTGGAGCAAGTGGCAGATTTAACCACACTGGGCGGGCAAGCAATTGTGGGCTGTTTGCGTGAGGGGCAAAATCTTGTGATTCTTAATAATGCGGGAATTGGGGTAGATACCAATATCCCCAGCCAGCCCAGTTCGCCCAATCCGGTTGCAAATCTTATCCCAGCCACGTATACTGAAGCACAAGCAGCCAATTTAGTGGTAAAATAAACATCTAATACGTGTTTCTACTAAATATTATTCTGTGTTTATAACTGAACACAATCTTTTTAAAAGGAAAAACTAAATGAAGAAAATCTTCGCAATCTTGGCTTTGGCCATCACAGGTACTGCATTTGCAGCCGACAGTTTCACTGTCGAAGGTCAGCACATCAACAACGCAGGTGCTGCCGCTCAACAACAATATGTTTTGGGTGTAAAGAAAGAGTTCAACGGCTTCGCTGGTGACTTGGCAGTGTCTAATGCACAAACTGAAGGTACCAACGCTTTGAGCACACGCCTTGAAGCCGGTGCTACAGTACCCGGTCCAGTTGGATTGTATGCTCGTGCCGCAATTGGTCAAAAGTATAGCAACACCACAGACTTCTCATACTACTCAGTTGAGCCAGGCATTGCCGCTCCAATTGGTTATGGGTTGACTGCTAAGTTTGGATATCGTTTCCGTAGTGCTTTTGATGGCTCACAGAACAATGACCAAACACAAACAGCACGTTACTCATTGGCTTATGCTTTGAGTAAAGACGATACTGTTGCTGTCAAGTATGACCGTGTCAAAGGCGACAGCAATCAAAAGGTTGTTAGTGTAGCATACACACGTGGTTTCTAAAAAGTAACACTTTTTATTACCCCGAAAAGGTAATACTCAAGTACTACAAAACCCTGCCCAGTGCAGGGTTTTCTTTTGATTTGACCAAATATTCAAGATCGGTTATAATAATAACATGAAGTTAGAAATCAATGAAATACTACAGTGGGCCGGAGCGGTGTTTATCATCGCGGGACACAGTCTTAATGCTGTAGGCCCTAGTGCTTACCCCTATAACATACTTGCCTTCTTTTTAGGCACAATTTTGTTTATGGCCTGGACCATACGTGTTGCAAATAAGCCACAGTTGATGGTGAACATTGTGGCATTGTGCATTGGAGCATCGGGACTGGTAAAAGCATTTGGTTGACTCAAAATTGTCTATTTGCTATAATATACACATAAAGAAACAAAAGGAACTCAAAATGACCGTAGCAGACTTTATTGAAATTCTCCGCACCATGCCCGCAGACGCTCGTGTGGTTGCACATGACAGCGACTGGGGTTACACCACTCCTCTTGTGGAAGTGGATGACGACGGCGAAGTTGTAATCTCCGCAGGTTGACCCAAAATTACCATTTTGTTATAATACTTGTATAGAAACTAAAAAGGAGCCTAAGATGACAGAACAACAAAATCGCGAAATTAAAATGTACGGCACCACCGAATCCGCATTGCGTGAAAGTATTGAGCGTTCAATGACTTTCAAGGTCTCTGGGCCTGCAATGATTGTGGCTGGCATGTTGAGCGACGTGCAAGAAATGATGGCGTATGGCCCTTATGACAGCGACACACTTGCTGTGATTCAAGAAGACCAGCGTCAACAACTCAATCGTGCCAAGTGGGTTTTATTTGAATACATGAGCGAGGAAAGAGTATGAGCAAAATGAGTGACATTAGCACAATGGTAGATGCCATTTGTGAAGACCGTGGCTATGACAGCCTTAAAGAATTTGACTACAGTGACGTTGAGTATCTTGCACAAGAACTTGGCATGTCGGTGGTGGCTGTGTGTGCAATCGTGCGCATTGAGGTTCCAGAAAACTGTAGTCCTTTTGCAACAGTCAACAGTTGACCAAAAATTCGTTTTCGGTTACAATACAATTTTAATCACTAACAAAGGAAATTTTATGAGTTATACATTTGCAGGTACCAGTGTTACCAAAGGTGTTCTTAAAGTTCGTTTTGCCAACTCAGATGCTCGTGCAAAACAGTTGGCCAAATTAGGTGACACAGACGTAAACATTGTGCCCTTGCCCCATGTCATGGACAAGATTGCGGCAGTGGCACACTTGCTAAACTCCGACTTTGCCAAGGATATCTTGGTTCGTGCTGTGCTAGAAGCAGAGATTGCACCCAAGGCAAAAGTCAAAGCACCTCGCACTGTCAAGGTGCGTGTGAAGTCAGCCCGGCCCAAGGCAAAGGCAAAGACAAAGTCTACAGATGCAACTGAGGCTGAAGTTGATGCGTTGTATGCGGCAGTTTACGGCAACAAATAATGATAGTCAACGCCTTTTTTGTTTGGCTCAATTGGCGCATTGCTGATTGGTGCTTTGAAAACAACAGCCCCGGTTGGGGCTGGGCAAACATTTTCTTCAGCGCCTACAACGGTGCTATTATTGCATTTCAGTTATTCGGAGGTTAACATGGGATTGGACATGTATGCATACACTGCCGCTAAAGAACAAGCGGACTCGGAAACTAGCCAGCGTGAAATTGCCTACTGGCGTAAGCATCCTAATCTGCATGGCTGGATGGAACGACTTGCTGAATCAAAAAATGTAGAGTACAGCACATTTAACGGCGTTGAATTGGAACTTACTTGGCAGGATCTAGACGATCTAGAACGTGCAATAACACATGGCCAATTGCCCTCCACATCGGGATTCTTTTTTGGCAACGAAGCAGATGACTTTTACAAAGAACAAGATCTTGAATTTGTTCGCAAGGCCCGAGCAGAATTGTTCTTGGGACTAAAAGTATTTTATAACTCTTCATGGTAAGGCTGTAAATAATGAATGAAACTGATTTCTCCAACGAAAGGTTTGACGGTGTAATGGCCGCAGGCTGGATACGTGATCTAGAAAGTTCAGACAGTCGCATACACAAAGAAAAAACAATTGAAAAAGCACTAATGGCCGCCAAGTTGGGCAGTGCCGATGCACAATGTTTTCTCTTTAACTGCTACCAGGCTTACAATCCTTTCTATACTTTTAATATCCGTCAAGTGCCTGAAACAGAGGGCTTAACCGGACGGCCTAACCCTTGGGTAAGTTTTTGGGCCTTGCTAGAAGCCCTGCGTACCCGATACATCACAGGTAATCGTGCCAGGGAAGCCATTGAACAAATGAGCCAAGAGTTTGACAGTGACGAGTGGAACAACTTGGCTCGTAGAGTCATGATCAAAGATCTGCGTTGTGGCATTTCAGAAAAAACACTAAACAAAGTCTTGGGCAAAACCGAATACCGGATTCCTGTGTTTACTTGTCAGTTGGCACAGGACTCCACAGACCAACCCAAGAAACTCAAAGGCATCAAGCGCCTAGAAGTCAAACTGGATGGTGTACGTGTGTTGGCAGTAATTGATGGCGACAATATTACCCTGTTCAGTCGCAATGGCAAAGAGTTTGAGAACTTTCCACAGATTGCAGATGCCATTGAAGATGCCCGCAAGCACTTTCAATTTGGACGTGGCACAGGCGGTCGCTTTGTGTTAGATGGTGAGATTGTGGGTGAAAGTTTCCAGAAACTCATGAAGCAGGCACATCGCAAGAGTGATGCTAAGACTGAAGGCATGGTATATCATATTTTTGATATACTTCCATTAGAGTCATTGCAAGAAGGCCATTGTAACATACAACAGTACAAACGTATTGAGTGGATTGAGAGTGCAAAAGATCGTCTTAAAGATACACCTTGTCTGCGAATCATGAATGGCTTGGAAGTAGACCTAGATACCGCTGAAGGGCATGACATCATGCAACGATTTGCCGAAGCGTCGGTAGCAGAAGGCTTTGAAGGCATCATGATCAAGAGTATGGACGCACCTTATGAGTGCAAACGCTCAGACTTCTGGATGAAATGGAAACCCACTATTAGTGTTGATCTCAATATTGTGGGTTTTGAACAAGGTACTGGTCGCAATGCAGACCGGTTGGGTGCTATAATTTGTGAAGGAACAGATAATGACCGTAGAATTCGTGTTAATGTTGGTAGTGGGTTTAGTGATACTCTTCGTGATGAGTATTGGGCCAATAGGGATCAGTTACTTGGTCACTTGGTTGAAGTCCAAGCGGACGCAGTTACCCAAAACCAAGACGGAACCTACAGTCTCCGATTCCCAAGGTTCTTGAGATTTAGAGATTTTGAGGCCGGAGAAAAAGTTTGATGATCCCCTTGTATGAAATAGTGTTGGTGGCTGTGATGGTAACTCAAGGTCCTGCAGGCGGACCGTTGACGTTGGAGTACCAGCCACTGGACTACTACACGTCTTGGAGTACCTGTTTAAAAGAGGAACGTAAACTACAGGCACGACTCAAGGAACGAGAGAGAATCAAAGCCTATATTTGTTTAAAAGTTGATAGAGTATAACGCAATGACAGCAAAATCAGCCAATGGTGTTCGTGGACACCTATTAAATTTAATTGACGGAACAGTTGTTTTTCGTGTGTACGATGCGGAGCACAACTTTATAGACTATGACTTGCATCATAGTCATTTGTGTGTTACAATTACAGATCCTGATGCATATTTTTATCATCAAGGTGGCCAAGACATACTGGATCACGCACCTATGACATTGGGAATTAAAAATGATACTTGAAATATTTGTAGCAGGAATGATCACGGCCTTTGGTTGGTGGACTAGCACACACTACATAATCGAACCTTACTTCCCACCACCTATCGAAAAGAAAGTGGAACAAAAATGAAAATTGGACTCAGTTACAGTCGTTGTGTTCGTGACATTGTAGACGGTGTAGTGGACATTGATGATGTATTGGTGCTGATCACTCGTACAGATTTTGATCCGCACAATGATGAACAGTGGCAGAGTATTTGGATTGGTTATGGCGGCGGTACAGAAAATGTCTATAGCCGTGGATTCTTCAGTCACAGCAATCCTGAATGGGCTGGATATCATGACGAGGATCAATTCCGTAGTGTCAGTATTGAACTTTGGGAAACTGGCAAGTTACATCAGCCACGCAAGTTTGGTGTAAAGCCTGCTCGTCGTCCTGAAATATGGTTGGAAACTGTGCTACCAGATTCAGAGTTAGAATCTCGTCCGGCAGTAAAAGAGGCTTGGGATCAGTTCCAGACCCTTGCAGGCTTGACCAATACCCGACTAGACAAGAGTTACAGATGAAGGAGAACAAGCGTGCCTAAAAAAATCAAAACAGCAGAAGTAGAAACTGTAAATCCCGAGTATGACAAACTCTTAGAGGTGTTAAAGTTCACACCACGCACCTACAAGATTAGTATGTGGGGGTATGGTGGTGAAAAGGTCATGGGCACAGTAGACCGTGCGGTCTGGGACTATTGCATGGAGAACCAAGTTGACTTGTCTGAAATTGCGTGGAGTGATGAAGAAACAGTGCAAGATGAAATGGGTCTTGATATCGATATGCTACCATTTACTCCTGGTAGTTGGTATGAATGTGATGACATGGTACACACTAACGGTGTTAGTCGTAATGCCGGAACACTACAAATCGAAGATGAAAATGGCACAGTAGTGTTTGAAAAATCCTTAGACGATTGTGACGGCAGTAGTGAAGACAGCCCAGTATGGAGTTGTAATGATGAAGCATGGGTTGGTAGTAAGCCTGCAGGTACTGTGGTGTTCATTGGCACCAGTAATGAAAAAGGCACATTCTTTGAAGGTGAGATTGAACTTACACAACCATTTGACATTGAAAAGTTGGTGCTGGGTTACGATGACATCGACGGTGAAGAACTAGTTAATAGTGTTGAATACGATGGTGAAGATATTGATAACTGGGGTGGTAGCACAGACGGTAAGAGCAGTGACTTTGGAATGTATCTTGTGAAAGACAGCAACACCTGGGAAACTTATGCTCCTGAAGAAAAAGACTGGGGTCATCCCCCGCATGGCACCAGTCCCGCCACTTGGGAACGATCCGAGACATTCAAGTTTGATAAAGTCAAACCCACCTTGCCCGGTTACTATAGTTGTACCTGGAAGCATTTTGGAACCACATATGGGTCGGCCTACTGGGATGGCACACAGTTTGGTGAATGGGAATACGGCAAGTTCACGCCCATCACCGGAGAGATTGTGACTTGGTCAGGATACAACTGGGACACCACATCATGGGTTAATCAACCACCAGAACCTGTAGATGTTGCCTGTGACAACAAAAAGTGCGGTTGGATAGGAATGGCTGAAGAGCGTCGTACCGATGATGACTATAACGACCATTGTCCCGAGTGTGATGGCACCGAGTTTACTTATATTGACTATGACCCAGACTCGGCAGTTGGACGTAAGAATCGTGCTAAGTACTGCAAAGAGTGGGATCCAGCAGTGGCACTAGATCGAATCGTAGCATCTGCAGATGAAGAACCGGCCAAGTGGCCAGCAACAAGACCTTAAAGGAGAAAACTATGAATGATACACTTATATTTAATGATGAACAATATCGTTCAGCCGAACAAATCAACTCGGCCATGGGCCGTGTTTACGGACATATGAGTTTAGCAGTGATTGTGAGTATGCTGATCAGTTACTGGGTAGGAACCACACCTGAGTTACTACAGTTCTTTTTTACTGGCATAACAAAATGGATTGTAATCTTTGCACCGCTAGCGGCAATATTTGGTGTGAGCATGGTACTGGGTAACAATCCAAGTAAATCTGTAGCACAGTTGTGTTTGCATGGTTTCGCGGCCCTGATGGGGCTGAGTTTTTCAATGATCTTTGCTGTGTTTGCTATGGGATCGATTGTTAGTGCATTTATGGGTGCGGCAATCTTGTTTGGTGTAATGAGTGGCTATGGCTACTTTACCAAGCGCAGTTTAGACAGTGTTGGTAAGTTTATGTTTGTAGGATTGATCGCCATCTGTATTGCCAGTATTGTGAACATCTTTATTGGCAGCACCGTGATGCAGATGGTGATCTCCGCATTGGCTATCATTATCTTCTTGGGCCTTACTGCCTATGACACACAACAGATCCGCGAAGAACTTAGTGTGGAGACTACCGATGCCGCAGAAGTACGTGGTGCGTTGACACTCTATATGGACTTTATCAACTTGTTCTTGAACTTATTG